AACGGATCGGTAATCACGGTCTACATATTCGTGTTGCCAATAACTGGCAACCGAACGCGCCTTCGTCCACCATAAAGCATTACGCTTGTGAATGATGAAGCTGTCGCCCGATTCCTCTCTACCATCTGGTAACCAATCAGGTGATAGAGGCCTACCGCTAATGGCAGGATGAGCTTTCAACGGATGCATTAGCTTCCGAAAGAAGAACTCATCCCCCCATTGACGCTTAGGGACCTGTACTAATGTAGGCCAGCGATAAAGATATCGCTTGTACTTTCCACGGACCCTGGTGTGAACGTATGACGAGAAACTCTCGTCAGACAAAGGACCCCGAGGCATTGCCTCGAGATACTTATCAAACCAGGCTACTAATTGAGACTCCTCAAGAGGAATCCCCATTCGTAGTTCGAGCCAGCGTGCTAACCGATTACGATCGGTCATCACGTCAGCAAGATGTCTAGGATAGTGCCTCATATGCACAGGGCGAACGAGACGTCCCTGCACCCAGTCGGTTCCACAGCTTTCTTTAACTGTGCCGAAGAGAAAACTCTTCTGCACGTTAACTGTGAACCCGAACCATCCGAGCCAATGAAGCGTCTCCTGAGCGATCTGCTCAGGCACGATGATATCATCACCGTAAACCGCTATCTTGGTCTTAGGGAAATATTCCCAGGATGTCTTTGCTACCCCGTAACACAGGGCGGCAAAGATGAGTGATTCAAGTGCGAATGTGTAACCGTTACCCATAGATGAAATCTTGGAATAACGTACAATCTCGCCATTCGGCAGGTGTCCCCGAGGGGACCGCAAGTCGAACAGGTACTGCCACCACTCACGTGGAAGCAGAATTTGGCAAAGCCTAAGACTCACTGAGTCAGAAGCCGAAGCCAAATCGATTGTAGAGTACGGCGTAAAGCCATGCTCGTTAGAAATCGACCCAGATCTTGCTAGGTGTTGATTTTTCGACTGATCGTCGAGGTCAATACCCCAGCGCTTCAAGCGTTTCCGGATAAATCCGTCGACGCCTAATTGAAGCATAAGATTAAGGGTCGGTTCAATCGCAATAGGACGGTCGGTACGACCGTCCTTTGGGAC